TATAAAGGACAATATTCGGCAAGATGGGAAGATTGCTGTTATTGCGAATTCAATATCGCGACGCCTCCCGGCTGCTTGTGCCTTGCGAAAAGCGGCGTTAGTCATATCAATGATTTTCAAAAGCCGCAAGAAGAACTTCAGGCGAGGATTGAACGCTTGAGAGCGGAAAATGAGCGGTCGATTCGCGAATCTGAGATGCGCCGGCGACAAACGGAAACGAGAATCCACAGGTATCCTGCGGCATTTACTTGCACACAGTTGCGCCCCAATGTGAATACACCGGCGATTCCTTCTTTAAACAATGAAGAGAAGAAAGAAGCCGGGTATAAAGAAATTTGCGATTCATTCGATCCTGACAGCCAAGAGCAGACAATCGACAGCTTTGGGCAGCGATGGTTACAGTGTCGAGTATGCGGCAGGCTTTTTCTCTCAATCGAAATGCAGGAGTACGGCGGGAAGGACAACATGAATCGAGGACTGTGCAGAAACTGCTCCAGACTGAAGTAAGAATTGCGGCTTTTGGCTTGAACATCTGCAAATAGGTTGACTTATACACCAATAGAAAGAGGTTAAATCATGTTTATCAGAGATATGAGCATCGGCGACCAGCTCGAAGGTTTTTTCCTGCTGCAGGATGCGTATGAAAAAACAACAATGGGCGGAAAACCATTTCTGAGTATGGTCTTGTCTGACTGCACAGGTACGATTGACGCGCAGATTTGGGATTATACCGGCCCAATCACGCCAAAAGATGACGGGGCTGTGGTGAAAATCCGCGGAACCGTATCCGAGTTTAAGGGCACGCTGCAGATTACTGTGGATCGTTTACGCCTTGCCGATCCTAACGACCAATACAATATTAGCGACTTGGTACCCACGGCACCGATTGATGTTGAGGCAACCTGGCAAAAACTGCAGGAAATCGTTGATACAATAGAGGATCAGGATTATATGGTAATCTGCAAGGAGATGCTAAGTCGGTTCGGCGAGAAAGTCAAAAATATGCCTGCTGTGACACTTCATGCAAAACGCCACTATTCCCTTTATAGGAAAACAACAGTCTAATCATTGCGGCTGTGAAATTAAACAGACTTTTTGACTAAGGGAAAACTGCACGCAAAACGTAACTAAATGTTTGACTAAGGGAATTTTATAAAAATGTTTAAAGGACCCGTAAACCCTGTTTAAAGCAGGTGTTTGCGGGTCCTTTAAGTGTTTCGACTTACGAAGTGACTAGCGAAAATAAGGGAAAATTATACGAATGAATAATGATGCATAACATTCATCAATTATGCAGTTCTATAACTTCATGTCTTCGCCGTGCTTTTCGAGATACAGATTAGCAGCAGTTTTCATATCTCGCTCAATTTGAGAGATTGACTGTTCGCAAAATGTTCTAAACCTCAACCAGCCAGCAGCATCATTTTTATCAGGTAGCGCAAATTCGTTAGAAATAATCGAAGTGAATTTTTCAAATTGGTCGATAACAGAACATATAAGCTTCAAATAATCAGTTGTCTTGCTTGCGTCTAAATTTCTTGGTGACAGCAATGCTCCGAAGTAGGAAAAGGCTTGAACCGTATTGATGCGATCTACCCCATGCCTTGCTTTTAGGGTCTGCTCAAAGCGAACCTGCATTTCGTTGTATTTTGAAAGTGCACCTTCATCTGTTGTAGCGTCCCATCCAGGGGTCATTCCTCCTACACCAACGGTCAGCCAAGTTTCATCGACGTTGAATTTTGTTGATATCAGGCGAATTAGGGACGAGGATGGATGCTCAACATCTTTTTCAATTTTACTTACATGCGTTTGACTGATGGCTATTTCTTTTGCAAATTGTGCCTGTGTCAAATTATAAGCTTTTCGGACTTCCTTCAATCTGGAACCTATTGTACCCATTCCATGCACCCCTTTATGTGAAAAGAATATAATCATATTGACATTATGTGAATCACATATTATAATACCTTTAACACCATTATTATTTTAACAATAAGACTATAGCAAGGGGGCGAACGAATGTCAAGAACTACAAATCTCTATAACAAGCCACCACTTGGAACGATGATTGGTAGACGGCTCAATGAAATGGGCAAGCAGCAAAAGTGGCTGGCTCAAGAAGCCAGACTATCAAAAAACTATCTTTGCGCAGTTATGAATGGCCGTGCAATTCCCACATTGGCAGCCCTTAAACAAATCGCAAAACCACTTGGAATAGACCCATTTGACCTTGTTGGGGCACTATTCGGAAAAGAGTAAAGAGGTGAATCCCTTTGACGTGGCTGACGGTACAAGAAACAGCTTTATATTGTGGTGTAACTGATAGCGCCATTAAAAAGGCTGCCAAACAGAATAAATTTCAGTACCGTTACGTTGATGGAAAAGGCCGTGGCGGTAAGCAATTACGCATAGTCTTAGAATCACTTCCAGAAGAAGCACAGGCCAGATACCGCGGGGAGCAGCCGCAGCCTAAGGATATTTTGCAGTACACGGGCAAGCAGCGCGACGAGGCCAACGCTAAAGCGTGGGTAGTGGAACAGTATCACCAATCCGGCCTTTCCCCTGATGATTTTGTATCTTGGTTCAATAAAGGAAACCCGCCTGAGGATGCAATTACAAAAAGTAAGCTGTTTCGTTGGCAAAAGAAATACGAGGGCAAGAACGTTGCTGGCCTGATAGACCAGCGAGGCGGACACAATCGGGGCAGTGATTCAATACCAGACGAAGCATGGGATATGTTCTACTCCCTTTACATGACCCAGCAGAAGCGCGGCATTCGCCTTTGCTATGATGTGACTAAGCTTAAGTATCCCCAAATTCCTTCGGTTTCAGCCTTTGAGCGCAAAGTTAAGACAATTCCTCAATACGCTATTCTGTATTACAGGGAGGGTCCTAAAGCGTTTAATGATGCGTTGCCTTCAATGGAGCGCAGCAAGCTTGATATCGCATCAAACGATATCTGGTTCTCAGACCATCATCTGGTTGATGTCTTTGTAAAGAGCTCTGACGGAACCAAGGCAATTCGCCCATGGCTCACGGTGTTCTTTGATGCTCGCTCGAACAGGGTCGTGTCCTTTGTGGTGAGAAACGCAGACCCCAATTCAACCGTTGTCAAAAGGTGCTTCCGGTTGGGCGTTGAGCAAAACGGTCTTCCCAACGAGGTTTACTTTGATAACGGCAAGGACTACCGTTCCAGCAGCTTTAGCCGGGATTATCCGATGTCCCTTGTGAATCAACTGGGTATCAGCACAATCTATGCGACTCCGTACCATGGCGCTGCTAAGACTGTTGAACGCTTCTTCGGCACATTTACCAACCGCTTTAGCCGCAGGTTCAACACATACACCGGGTGCAATGCCAAGATTCGCCCGGAATGTATGCAGACGTCTGAAAAGGAGATTCTGGAACAGGCTCCTGAGCTGGATACCTTCATCAATCTTCTTTCTAACTATGTGCAAGAGTATAACCAGACTCCGAATGGAGGGCGGGACATGGGTAAGATGTGCCCAGATCAAGTGTACTTCGAAAATTTGAAAGTAAAGCGCGTTGTCAATGACATGGATGCGCTTCGGCTCCTTTGCGGCAATGCCGAGGAGCGGACTGTTCATAAGAACGGCATTTTTATTAAGAACAACAATTATTTTCACGAGCTGCTGCTATCTCACTTGGACGAGCGCGTGGTTGCGGTCTATGACCCCGACAACATTGATAAGATGGCTATTTTTGATATGAAGAACCGTGCAATCTGCATGGCTGAGGCAAAGGTTCGTACACCGTTCCGGCACACCAGCGAAGAGGATTACATTCGGGCGGAGAAGGAAAAGAAGAAGGCCCGTGCCATTGTCAAAAAGTATAAGCCCGTGCGGGAGATGGATATTCACGAAATCATTGCTCGTAATCAGCTTATGGAAAAGGACTACAGCGAATCCGGCAACGCCCGTATAGTTGACCATATCACACCGCAGACGGCACAGAATGCCGCCGTTTTGAAGGAAACGGATACCAGCGGAAGCCGGCGCATCAGAGAGGAGGAGAGTGCAAGCGCCGTATTGTTAGAATTCTACCAACGTAAGGCATAAGGAGGTAATGAAGTGTTCACAGACATTCGAGCAGCTCTTTCTGATTTTATGGAACAGAGCCATAAATCCCAGCGGCAAATCTCACGAGAGACGGGGCTTTCCACTTCGGTCATTTCCCAGTTCTTGAACGATTCATATGCTGGGGACAACGAGGAAGTTGCCAGAACCATAAGCAGGTATTTAACGGTCAGTAAAGAGCGTTTAAACAGTGTTTCAAGCACCTGCTTTTTCCCTGAACTCTACAACACCAAAGAGGTTTTGTTTACCTGCTTCTATGCGCACCGACACAATGATTTAGCATTGGTAAGCGGGGACGTAGGCGCAGGAAAGACAACAGCCCTCAGGCACTACGCAGCCAACAACACCGGCGTAATCTTTGTCACAGCCAACGCATGCACCACATTGGCAACCGCAATACTGGGCCTTATCTGCCAGCAGGTGGGACGGCAAGTGCCTGGGCGTAAGGCAGCACTCATGAATACGCTGGTGGAGCAGCTTACCGGGTCAAACCGCTTAATCATTATCGACGAGGCCGATCACCTTTCTCTGGATGCCCTTCAAGCAATCCGCAACCTCAACGACCTTGCCAAAGTCGGAATTGTCTTTTCCGGCAACGACAAGATTTACAGGCAGATGCTCTCTGGCAGGAGAAGCTATGAATTCGACCAGCTACGTACAAGGATTGTCGTGCGTAAGAAGGTGTTCAACGAGTATACCGTTGAGGAAATGCAAGGAATGTTCCCAACTCTGAATCAAGAGTGCATCGGGTATCTTCTGAAACTGGCACGCTCCGAAAGCTTGAGAACGGCTAAGAAGATTTACGATGTTGCATCGGAATTTGCGGCAGCGCAGAACACGACCCTCACTGCTAAACATCTTCGGGACACGCAAAAGCAACTTTTAGGGGAGATTTCAGCATGAACGCTTTTTTCACGGCAGACAACAAAAATGAGAAAAAGGCGGTCGCTACCGCAAATAGCAACCGCCCCGCTGAGACCATCAACCGCACCTCAATGTGTTGATTCTTAAACCTTAACATATCAATTCGGATTTTTCAAGATAGAAAGGAGCGTCACCATGTTATTCGACCCAAAGACCTTTGATTTAAGCACGGTCAACAACCAGACTCTAACCGACCTCTACGGCTTGCTTGATGGTTACTCAGACGTTTGTAACCGCAGCCCTGAGCAGGACAAGATTGACGCCAAGTATGCTGGGGCCTACGAGGCGCTTATAGGCTCCTTCAACCCAAAGCAGCAGAAGTGGTTTTCCCTTTGCGAAAATGAGCAGACGGAAAACGAAGATTTACGGGCAACACAGGCATTCATTTTAGGCTTTAAGACGGCCCTGCGACTTGCCCTTGAAGGTGTGAAGTAAGGAGGGAGTACCATGTTAAGTAAAAAAGTTCTGGATGCTATGCGGGATGAATTCAATGAGGAATTCGGCGAACTGAGTGAGAGGGACGGGTACATACAACAGATGAAGGCCGAAGCGTTCGCGCTCATCGGCAGCATGGCTCCCAATGACAGGCGGCTGGAAACTGACGTTGAAGACGCTATCACCGGCGTGGTTTCCTCTGCGTCGCTGCTGGGCTTCTTTATCGGCCTCAGAACCGGGGCCGATATGATGAAGCACATGACGGATACCAGCTTTCCTGAGCAGATTTTAGAAGCTTTCGGAGACCTTGACGTGTAATAAGCCCTCTGCACCCGTTAGCACGCGTGTTAACGGGTGCATCGGTGCTTTATGGTGGTAGCGGTCACTATAGGACATAAAGCGCCATACAGGACATTTAATGGGGGGTTGCAGGCTACCGTTCGTAATACGCAGTTTTAAACTGCTTTATATATATTCATTCTATAAAGTGGAGGAGTGACATGGAAACAGCTTGGCTCGATGAAATATGGGATTTCTAGAGCATGGCTAAACCAAATACTTATGAATACGGAGGCAATAAATGAACGACCAAATGATGCGTGTAGAACGTATTAATGTCCCGGAAGTTATAACGGTTCTTCCTCTTGGTCATGTCATAAGCGACAAAGGCGAATTTGATGTTGACACGGAAAGCTTCCAGGCAATAAATGCCCAAATTGCCAAGAGAGGTGTGGACCTTGTTATTGACTATGAGCATCAAACCCTGAAAGGTGGACAGGCCCCAGCAGCCGGGTGGGTGAAGGAGCTGATGCTTAAGGACGGGCAGATTCAAGCCCGTGTGAAATGGACTCCCCCCGCCACGAATTACCTGAGAAACAAGGAGTATCGTTACCTCTCGCCGGTTGTCACAGTGCGCAAGTCAGATGGTAAGGTGACCGGCCTTCACTCTCTGGCACTCACAAATGCACCCGCAATTGAGGGTATGACTCCGCTTATCAATTCTCGGAGCTTTAGCAACGCTAGCCAAGCAGATTTAGATGAGATGGAGTTTGACGATGATACAATACGTTTCTGTGAATCGTTAGGCATCAGCAAGAAAGACCTTTTAAAATATGGTGGGGTTGGGAAAACGCCAAAGGCTGACCCTTATCACATGAGTTTGAGTACCGAATTTGAAAGCACCAAACCGGACAATGCAACGCAGATTATTTGTAAGCAGCTTGGAATCAACGAGAGAGACCTTATCCAATACGGACAACAAAAATAATAAAAAGGAGAAATGTTCAATGGAACGAAAGACCCCTATGGCTGACAGGCTCAAGGAATTTGTCGCAGAGCTGGAAAGCAAGAAGGAAAACCTCATGCACACAATGGATAACTATGGCGTCCGGTCCGCTCAAAAGATTGAGCAGAAGACTAGGTTGGTCCAGGAAATCTCAGCAAAACTGCTGCTTGCGGAAAACCAAAACGACACTGAACACGTAAAAGCGTATGAAGGGCAAATTGAGGATATCAAAAATCAAATAGCTTTACTACGCAAAGAAAGCGAACGTTACGAAGGTGTCGGCCTGGAACTATTGTTCATAGACGACTTTCCAAAGCTAATACAATATGTAGCAGATTGCCGGGATGAACGGCAATCTATACGTTCAGACGTTGAGCGCCTGATTGCAGAAAAAAATCGGCAAATCAAGGAGCTTCAAAAAGACGTGAGTATGCTGTCTGATGAACAGAAGCGTTATCATTCTGATTTTGAAGCAGATTGCATTGCTCCGGTAGCGGCATATATGCCGGGCGGGGACAGTTTGAATCCATATATTCCCGGCAGTCTGGACTATACGCGCAGACAGCAAATAAACCGCATGCTGTTTGAATCTGAGAACTAAAGCCACACCACCCAAGGATGATACAAAAAAATGAAGAAAGGAGGGGTGGAATACCATGAGCTTAGAATCTGTATTTAAGCTGTCCCTCATGATGAACATGATTGACAACCTGACCGGCCCGATGGCTAGGATTACCACCAACGTAACTGAGTCGGTTTCAAAGCTAGACAGCATGAATCAAGCGTTCGGAAGTATGGCAAAAACCGGCTTAGTAGTAGCCGGAGTCGGCGCGCAAATCACAGACGCTGTCCTTGCCCCGGTTGAAGCAACCTTTGAAACACGTCGGGCCATTGGAGAGCTGTCCTCTCTAGGCGTGAAAAATTTGGAAGCCGTTGAATCTGCGGCCCGGAGCTTCTCCGACCAGTGGTCTGGAACAACAAAAGCCGATTTCATTACCGCCGCCTACGACATCAAAAGCGGCATTGCCTCTCTCTCCGATGAGGGCGTGGCGCAGTTTACCAGTCTGGCAGCCCTGACAGGAAAGGCTACAAAGTCCACAGCGGCGGAAATGACTTCGCTCTTCGCAACTGGCTACGGCATCTATAAAAACTACTATAGCGGCCTATCCGACATGGAATTTGGCCAGATGTTTTCAGCGGGGATCTCCGAGAGCGTTCGTGCGTTTAAAACTACTGGTTCCGGTATGGCCCAGAGCATTCAGACCCTGGGTGCATCAGCCACCACGGCAAACGTACCGCTGGAGGAGCAGCTCTCGGTTCTGGGTATGCTTCAGGCAACCATGGGCGGTGCAGAGGCGGGAACAAAATACAAGGCGTTCCTCCGCTCGGCGGCAAAGGGCGGCGAGGCGCTTGGGCTTAGTTTCCTGGATGCAAACAATCAGCTGCTCAGTATGCCGGAGATTCTAGACAGACTCCGGGGCAAGTTTGGAGATACCATGGATGCAGCCGAAAAGATGAAGCTGCAACAGGCGTTTGGAGATACGGAGGCCGTGGCGCTCATCGACCTTATGTATAACAAGGTTGGGGACCTTCAGGGCAATATCGTTAATCTTTATGGTGCCATGGGCCAAGGAACGGAGGTGGCCCAACAAATGGCCGGAGCCATGCAGGAAACCGAACCCGAACGTTTTGCGAGGCTTACCCAGCGCATTCGTAATGTCACCGAATCCATAGGAAATAGCCTGCTTCCTACGATAAATGAAGCAATGGGAAAGGGCGAGCAGGTGCTGGTAAAGGTAGGGGCCTGGATTGAAAATAATCAGGAACTGGTCCGGGGCATCATGCTTACAAGCCTTGCAATTGGAGGCTTCCTTACCGTGGCGGGTACAACAATGACAGTTGTTGGCGGCGTTGGACTCATTTTTACGAAAACGCTGGGAACTATAAAAGGTTTCATAAAGGCAGCAAGAAACCTTCGCGATACGTTCGAAACCATCCGGCTATACGGGATGTTCGCCGGAGATGGTATCCGAAAGGGATTCTCGGTTATCCGAACGGCAGGAGCTGGGGCAATTTCCAGCATCAAGAGCGTGGCGCTCAACATCGCCAGCATGGCAAAGACCGCCGCAATCAGCGGAGTAACAGCGCTAAAGAACATGGCGGTGGGCCTGGTTGGAATGGCGAGGCAGGCAATCACCACAGCAGTTACCGCATTACCTGGACTCATCGCTTCCGTGTGGTCATTTACTGCTGCCTTGCTGGCAAACCCAATTACATGGGTGGTTGTGGGGATTGCCGCCCTCATCGCTGCAATTATCCTTCTTTGGCAGAATTGGGACGCTGTAACAGGTTGGCTCTCCTCTACCTGGAACGCAGCCGTCCAAGGAATTAGCGGCGGTATTCAATGGATAGAGAACGGGTTTACCGGGCTTGTCAACTGGATTACCGACAAAATTACATGGTTCGGCGATGCTGGAAAGCGCCTTGTCAGCACCTTTGTAAACGGGATTAAGTCTATGGCAGCCAAGCCTGTTGAGGCCGTGCAGACCATCTTCGGAAAGCTGGGGAACCTATTTCCGCACTCCGATGCAAAGGAGGGGCCTCTCTCCACCCTGACCCTCTCTGGACAGCGTACCATGACCACCTTTGCCCAGGGCGTTTCTCTGGCTCAGTTTGCCCCACAGGAAGCTATTGAAAAGTCATTTGATGGGGCACGGGCCAGCCTCACCAGGGAGCCGGTAAAGCGGATTGCAAGCAACAAGTCAACCGACACCTCCGCTCCCAATTGGGGCACAGGCAGCACTGCCAAAGAGCGCGGTGGAATTCAAATCAGTAAACTTATCATGCATGTTGATGTCTCCAAGGTGAAGGACCTCCAGGGCTTTGTGAAGATGATGAACGAAGTGGAGGACTACATTCTCGCAAATGGCGGAGACACGGAATCGGGTGGGACCTTGGAGCCCGTGACTACATAGGTGAAAAGACGGTCTAAAATTAATACACAGGAGGAATTGAAAATGACAGAGTATCAGAAGATGGGCGAACAAAATGCCGCAATACGGGGCTATATCCTGCGTGTACTGGTAAAAGGGGCAAGACACTGCGTGACGGTTCGGCGTATCTCCGACATGTTGCAGCGGGACGGCTATACCATGGAGCCGGATATTTCCACGCACCTTGATTACCTGTACGAACTGCAATACATTAAATTTTTAAAGCAGAATGTGACGCCCTACAACGCCTATGCGCTGGATGCCGTTGTGGGCCTGTCCAACAAGGGTATCCGGTTTATTGAGAACGGCGGAGACCCGGAATCGGGGATTGATTTGTAATGTCAAAGCCGAGAAAGCCCCGCTCCGATGCGAAGATGTACCAGCTTCCAAAAGACGTTTTAGAGGCGGTAAACGACCTTTTACTAAATGATAACATGAGCTACGCGGATATTATCGTATGGCTTGCTGGAAAGGGCTACAAGGTCAGTCAATCGTCGCTTTCACGGTATGCTTTCAAGGTGTTTGAATCGGCGCAGCGCATCGCTGATGACCTCGAAAAGACCAAGCATATCATTGAAGTCATCGGTAAAAATCCGGAGATTGACACAACGAAGGCAACCACCGCCATTCTAAAAAGCGGGCTGCTTCAAAAGATTTCGTCCGCGGAGGAAGAGTTTAACGACATTCCCATTGAGCAGGCCGGGAAGCTCTTCATTCAGCTTTCAAAGGCCGAGGCCGCGCACCGCCGCAATGATTTTAATATGCAGAGTAAAATTGACCTCGCCTTTCAGGGACTGGAACAGAGCATACTGGATAGCATTAAACACGACTCTAATCTTGCCGACCGCTTCAAAGAACTGATACACGAAGCCAAGGCAAAGGTTCAATCCGATGAAGATTAGCCCTTCAAACACTGTCGAAAAGGCCCTCCCCGGAGTAATCCGAGGGGGGCCACGTGCATATTTATTAAAATGCTTTCCGCTTTTTTCATTTATTTTTCTGTTATTCTCATTTATTTTGTCTTAAATCAAGCTAAAATAGCGTTTTGCCTGATGCCTCAATTACGTTTTGCACACCGCTCCACATATGCCATGGTTAAAAACGCGAAAGAGGTTGATGCGGACGCTGTCAAGCGCTTTCTCAATGACGAGCTGACGCGCATTCTGTTCGATCATGAAGCTCATGGCCTCGCACGAAACACGGTATACGTTGAGGGTGTGGAATATCCGGCGCTGGTGGTCACCACGGTGAAAGATACCGGCTCATACCTTGAGATCAGTATAGCGGTCACGTCCACTAGCGTCAAGAGGCTCCTTGACTTTCGCCACGCGGCCACGCTCAACCAGCAGGGAAAGACGGCGAATGCCGATGACGAACAGTTCATTTAGAGCTAGAGCCGTCGTTCCATTAGCCTATGATGCGGCGATGCTGGAAGCGGGAGTAAAGTCTTACATCAACTGGTGGCCAGAGCGTCAGCCCATGCTACTCACAACTGGCGGTACTGGCTCCGGCAAGACCTATTTCATTTTGCTGCTCATAGGGAAGCTTGCAACGTATATTCCCGACGCTGAAATATTCCTTTGTGACTTCAAAAACATAGACTTCCGCAATTTCGCAGACTGCCCGCGCCATTGGGCGTATGAGGCTTGTGACGAGGGATTGAACGCCTTTTATGAGAGCTTTCAAGCGCGGCTCCATGGTGAAGATACCACCACCAATCGTAAGTTCCTTATCTTCGACGAATGGGCCGTCTTTGTCCTGTCCCATGACAAGAAAGTTTCAGAGGAGGTCAAGCGCAAGCTTTCCAGCCTTTTAATGCTGGGACGAGGCGTGCAGCACCATGTTGTCATCGGGCTGCAACGAGCTGACGCACAGCTGTTCCCGATGGGCGGGCGCGATCAGTTCGGCGCAATCCTCGCGCTGGGTAATCTCTCTAAGGAACAAAAGCTCATGCTGTTTACAGATTGCCGCGACGATATGACCGCCACAAACGGGCGTGGAGAGGGGTATTTATCGTTTGATGGCGAACCGCTCAAGCGTGTCCGTGTGCCGACGGTAACGAACGTTGAAAGCCTCAATGCAGCAATCCGCGACGGTCTTACCCG